CAAGCAACTGAAGATCGTTGGCGGCGACAACATGCCTTACTTTGGCATCATCGGCAAGGCGTTGGCTGAGGAAGGGATCGGGGATTTCCTTGTGTTTTTCCCGAAGGTCCGCATTATGAGTGATGTCAACCTTGCGACCCTCGAATATGGCACCTTCGCCATTCCAGAGGTTACAGCGCAAGCGGTTGACGACGCAACCTACGGCATTTGCTCAATCATCGAACGCCAGACCGCAGGCGCATTGACCGTTATGCCGCCCGCCAATATCGTTTAGCGCGGCAAATCGCTTGTGGGCTTTCCTACGCATTCTGGGGGCATTCTGTGACGCAACTAAACGGCAACAAACCTGTAACCGGCAAAGATTGGCGGCGGTTGAGGGAGGAAGGGTTTATGTACAAACTTCCCTCAGCCGAAATATGGGTCAGGCTGCGACCTGTGGCGCTCGACGTGCTGATGATGAGCGGCAAAATCCCCGATACGCTCACACCGATGGCGGCTAGTGTGCTGTGGGAGCCTCGCATCTACACGAGCGACGAAGCCAAAGAGATATTGGAGCGCACACAGGCCATTAGGGAACGGGTAGAGCTAATCAACATCGTTTGCGCCGCCGGCATGGCTGAACCTCGTATCGTGGATGACCCGACGGCAGATGACGAAATTGGCAGTGACGATCTCGACTTCGTTGACAAATTCACGATCTACCAGCTAGTGACACAGCCCGCCGGGTGGCTGCATCGCTTTCGTGCTGAACAAACGCCAGATGTGGCAGTTGTACTTGACGACGAAAACGACATGCCAGCGCAGCAGTAGTCTTGTGGGCATTGATGACCCGTGGGCGGCGCTTCAATTCGACAATGCCGTGTCCCTAGTCGGCAGCGTCATTGAGAATGCGGCGCAAGAAACGATCCAAGCCGGCACCAAAAAAGAGCCACACACGGAGCGCAAATACCACATGGAGCAGCTACTTGACCCGGCGTTTAGGTTGCCGGCGCCCAAGACGCAGAAAGAGAAAGAGCGGGAAAATGCGCAGGGTTTCCTCAATTGGGCGCGGCGTGGGCATCATGGCGTGAAGGTGATAAAGGCGTAACATGGGACAAGGCAGCGGTTTAGGTGTGGCCCGTGGTTCCATCCAAATTGACACCCGTGATTTGTCGCGGGTGCAAGCCATGTCTGCGCAGGTGGGGCAATCTGTAGCCCGCAACTTGGGTCAGATTGACGCTGGGGCGAAAAAAGCCAGCGGCGGTTTTGACAGCCTCGCCAATAGCGCTAAGGGTGTGGCGCTGGCTTATGCCCTAATCAAAGCCGCTCAAATCGCCTATGATTTAGAAAAAACAGCGGCGGTTGCCCAGCGCACCCGCAAGGCGTTTGATACTCTTGCTGGTGGTGTGGGTGAGTCCGGCGATTCCATGCTTGGGGCCATGCGCAAGGCCAGCCGCGGCATGGTGAGCGATATTGAGCTTGTGACATCCGCCAACCAAGCCATGTTGCTGGGTGTCGCCCAGACCAACCGGGAGATGACCGATCTCCTCAACGCCTCGCGCGTACTAGGCCAGGCGATGGGCCAGGACGTTGGCAAGTCGTTTAACGATTTGGTCATCGGTCTAGGTCGTCTCTCTCCTCGCATCCTCGACAATCTAGGCATCGCCAACGAAGGCGAAAAGATATTTGAGGATTACGCGCGCTCCATCGGCACAACCGCCGATCGTCTAAGCAATGCTGAGAAAATGCACCTGTTAATGAATCAGGTGATGAGCGCGGCCAAGCCGCTACTAGATGCGGAGGCGAAGGGCACAGGCAACGCGGCCGATAAGTTCGATAAGCTTGAAACATCCGCCACCAATGCCAAAAAGGCGCTTGGCGATTTCCTCTTGGCTATGGGCAGTGTGGGTATTCTGGAAGCATTTTCTGGTGGGCTCGACTTCGTAAGCGACAAGCTAGAGCGCATGGCCAGAATAATGGCCGCCATCGGAAGCGGGGATTGGGGCGCTTACGTCAAAGCCTCGCAAGATTTGGGCAATGTCATTATGGGCCGGGGTGTCCTGTCTGAGCAGATGGGGACAGGTGTGGCCGACATTGCCCGCCCTCGCATTCGTTCAAGTATCGACCGTGGCCCAGCCGGCCCCAGCGCCGAACAGTTGGCAGATCGTCGCCAAGCAACACTCGATTTTCAGCGTGAGATTGCCGACATCGAAAAGAGCGCTCAAGCCCAGCGCCTTGATGCAACCCGCTCCTATGAAAGCCAACGTAGCCAAACAATTCGGGAGTTTGAAAAGTCGGTAGCCAGAGAAGAAGAAGACTGGTTGCTCCAGCGCGGTCGCGCTGTGGCTGAGTTCAACCGCCAGGTTGCCGACCTGCAAGCGGACGCCGCCAAACGTGACGCCCGTATCGAGTCCGACTATGCCGAACGTATCGCAGAACTACGAGCCGACAGCGCCAAGCGACTATCTGACATTGAGGAAGACTATCAGCGCAATCGTGAACGTGCCGAACGTGACCACAAGGATCGCTTGTTCGACGCCGCCGCCCGTCTGGATGCGGTCGCTGTCGCCAATGAGCAGCGCAACTTTAAGCGCCAGTCAGACGATGCCAAAGAGGCCCACGACGACCAAATAGGCAAGCTGCAGGAGCAGCTTGAGGAGCGGCTTGCTGAGGAAGCCAAAGCCCACCAACGCCAGCTACAGGACAACCGAGACGCCGACGCCGAACGCCTCAAGGATATGCAGGCGGACTTTGCCTTGCGTCGCCAGCAGGAGGAGGAGGATCGGCAGATTCGTCTTGAGCGGATGGCGCAGGACCACGCCGACCAGCTTGCCGAAATGGATCGGCAACAGGGCGAACGGATAGCGCAAATCAACCGGCATGAGGCAGACGAACGGGCGGCCGCAGAACAAGCGCATCTGACAGAGATGGACAAGCTTGGCGTGGTGCTATCTAAGGGCTGGAAGCTCGTACAAGACGCCATCGAAAAGGCAATGTTGCAGTCCTACGATGATTACAAAAAAGAATTAGAAAAACGCTACGGAATGCAAGGCCCGCTGACCCGGCAGGAATCATTTAGCCGGTTGAACCTGGCCGACCCGTCAACCTATGCAACCGGCGGTTGGGTGAGAGAAAGCGGAATGGCCCAAGTACATGCCGGTGAGTATGTGGCAAATAGCCGTCAAGCTGCCAACATGGTCAACAATCGCAACGTGGGCGACATCAGTATTATCGTCAATGGCGCGCCGGGCCAGAGCGAAGCGGCATTGGGGCGGGCTGTGCGGGATGAGTTGGAAGACTTGTTTCGGGGGATGATGAATTGACAAGCTATAGAGTTGCGACCGGCTCAAATGTGGCACTGGTGTCGCTCACTACATTGTCGCCACAACCCCGCTCCACTGGTATCCAGACGACCCGGCGAAGCTATGGGGCGGATTCGACCGTGCTTGACGAAGGTCGCTTCGTGGAGCTGGAGTTTGATTTCAGCGAAGATCCTACCGCTTACGGCGCATTGCTGACTCTGTTTGGTATCAACAGCGCGTTGTATGCCGCTGTCACTGTGTATGTGCGCGACGAAAAGTTTGCTTTTGTGCGCATGAATGGCGTCGCGATACGTCCACAGCCCGCTAAAGAAGTTACCTGGGAGCGGTTCTTCCCGAGAAACATTACTATTCTTGTGCGCGATCTGTCTACAGCCTCCTGATTATGGCGCTTAGATTATTTTTGCTTCAGCCTACAGCAATCTTCGCCGCTCGCGTCAACATGCCGAGCGGCATCGCCTATCCTCTGGATTCTATCACTTTCGATACAGTCACAACCGGCGCTTACACCGACATCAAAGTCGGCCAGACTGTGCTACTTGGCAGCGCCGCAGGGTTGGACGACTTGGGCCGGCAACGTGTGCGCAAAACACCGACTTCCACAATCCTCTATGTTGGGCGTTCGTCACAGGGTATACACGACGGTGAATTGAGCGTTGCGGACAACATGTATATCACCGTCCTGAATGACTTCAGGGTGTGGGCAAAGATACCGTTTTTTGATGACGATGGCGAGGTGTTTAAGGATTCGGACATCGCCTTCGTTGATCAGACCGACCTACCTCCACCCGTCGCCAACTGTGGGCCGGGAACGTGTGCCACAACCAGCGCCGGGATTATTACGGTTCAGTTTGTAGGGACAAATAGCTTTGCGGTGGCGCCTGGTGCGTCAATCTCTACCTACCTGTGGGCTGTGGCCGATGGCACAATCACCGTAGGCACCTCGGCATCCAGTACCATCACGGCGACCTTTCCGGCGGGCTTCCGCTGGGTGAGTCTCACCGTGACCGACTCGAACGGGGCCACGCACATCGCCCGCTGCCCTGTGTACGCCCGCAACAGTGCCAGCGACACCACGATCCCCAACTGGCAAATTGAGAGCCATCGCATCACGCCGGCGGGGCAGGAGATCAGCGTCAAGGTGCTGTCGTCTATCCCGGTGACTACCTATCCCGATGGCACTTTGGCGATGATTGCCGACGGTGAGCCGGCCAGCGCCAGCGACCGCACGCACATGCTATTTATCGG